CGTGCCGATATTCTAGACTCCGCTGGTACTCTTTCGATCACTAACTCACGATTGACAACTTTCAAAACTGAACTCGGGTTTGGCGATGATAGTGTTGGTAAACTGTTGAATGATGTAGAAGATGGCATTCGTGCCGATATTCTAGACTCCGCTGGTACTCTTTCGATCACTAACTCAAGACTAACGACATTTAGAACTGAGATTGGATTAGGCGATGATAGTGTAGGTAAACTGTTGAATGATGTAGAAGATGGCATTCGTTCGGACATTCTAGATTCAGCCGAGACACTTTCGATCACTAATTCTAGACTAACAACTTTCAAAACTGAACTTGGGTTTGGCGATGATAGTGTTGGTAAACTTTTGAATGATGTCGAAGACGGTATCCGCGCTGATATTCTAGACTCCGCTGGTACTCTTTCGATCACTAACTCAAGACTAACAAGTTTCAGAACTGAGATTGGTCTTGGTAGTGATTCAAGTGTAAGTGGTTTAATTAATGATGTTCAAGGTGAGATCGAGGCTTTAATTATTCTTGATAGTCAAGGCATTGCAACCATTGCAAACCAAGCAGTTACTACATTCAAGACAGGTTTATTCGGTGGTGAATACGATTCAGAGGGTGAATTCGCAATCGCTCAACAAGGTCTTATACAAACCGCATCTGCAAATAGTGATGGTCTGGCCTCAATCAATCAGAAGTACTTTGTCGCACTAGACGACGGAAACACATTCACCGGATTCGAAGTAATCAATGGGGATAGTGTATCGTCATTCACTATCCAAGCAAATGACTTTAAATTACAGACGGACAATCAAACTAAAACTCCTTTCTCTGTGACTGGAGATACGGTTACACTGACTAACGTTCAAGTAACCAGTGGATTAAATGTCGGTGCCAGTTCGAGTGGTGCAAGAACAATTATCGACGATGAGACAATCACGGTTCACGACGGAACAAGAGCGAGAGTTATAATAGGAAAGTTGTCATAATGTCTAATTATGGAATGGAAATTATTAGTCCGGACAGTGACGGCAATGGTAACTCGATTACGTCATCGACAGTCTTCTCGGACTCTATAAGAACATCCAATATACAAGTTTATGAAACATTAAACTTAGCTAGGAATGCGAGTGAATTCATTCCTTGTCCGGACGCAAACGACACTTCAAAAATATTGATAACCTTCGAGACTGCTCGAGGGTTCTACGTTAGCAATAAAACATCTACTGGGTTCACAGTAACTAATGGATATCAGGGATTGCCTAACACTAATGGCACCATAATAGCATTGAGGGTTGGATAATGTCCTACGGACTACAGATTACAGGAAACGATGCCGGAGGAAATTTCACGGTTGCGGATACTGATTTAAGTATGGTCAATCTGATAGTTACCAACTCTGGTAGAGGTTCGTCTTTTACATTAGAGGGTGGTATCCAGCCCGGAGATTATATATTTGTAAAAAGACCTACCGCTCCAAATGAAGCATACTTCACACCAGTAACGGTTGAGGTAGATGCAAGTTTTGGAATGTCCCTTACGACTAGCGTGACCTTCGATAAGCCTATGGTGTATAGTATTGAATATGGCCTAAATGGAGAGGTATCTTTTATTGGTTCTGCATGGAAGTGGATTAGTGGTAACAGCATCTACGGTCAACGGCAGTTCTACCAGTACTCTGACTTCGTGGTTGAGATGGATTATTTCGTGGTACGAAAAGCATCTACCATTGGCAATGCCACATCTGAGAACTATGGTATGCAGTTGATCACAGAGTCTGGGGAAGTTGCACTAGACTCAAGAAGTTTTACGTCGAACCAAACATTCTATATCGAAAGTTACTTACCTCCAGCAAATAACTTTCGTGTCCTTGACGGTGCATCCTCATCATTGAACTATAGTTCCGGTACTTATGTCAATCTAGAATGGTCTAGAAAACAAGCTTCCATTGGATCTCCAAGTATGATGGATGCGAATTCGATATCCGGAATATACATTGCAGACACATATGCATACACTATAGACGGAGATGCTACTGGTATAGGGTCAGGTGGTGAACCTACGCTCCAGATATACTCAAGTCATAATGCTATCTTTGCAGCTAAACTAGGAGTGGGTAGTGCACCCCCAAATGAAGATGACGGTGATGATGTAGACGGACCTCCTACTGAACCAGATGAAATCACAGGCACTCTAAACTACCAGTCAGGTAGTAGTCTAACAGAAGGTGATACAATATCATTTGACGTAACAACTTCTGAAGTAGGCAACTACCACACACGTGTGTTTAGGTTGTCAGGTTCGGATGGTGTTTCTGGAAAGGACTTTGTGTCCGTTTCAAATCCATTCACCTCTACCTCAGAAACAGTTACGTTGAATACGTATGATACGAACTCTACGTCACAAACATTCGATAAGACCTTCAGTCAAGCATACACAGGTACATACACGAGAGATCGTACTTCAACATATACTAGAGGTGTAGACTCCTCATACTCAAGAGACTTCATTGGTGACTTCATTGGGAATTATGAAAGACCTGTTATTCGTACTAGTAGCTACCTAGGTAACTATACTGGTCAGAGTGACTATACTAGAAACTTCACTAGAGGTTCTACATATACCAGAAACTATTTACGTACTAGTACCAGATCATCTACAAGAACAGACCTTTACACTAGGCCGGTGAGTTACCTTGGGAATTATGAAAGAACTACTACCCCAACCTCCACACGTACAAGCACTAGAACTGGTGACTTTACTCGAACATTTACTGCTGGCACTTCGTATGTCGGTAACTATATGGCAAGGACTGTGTTTCAAGAAGGCAGTGATGTTTTCTACATGCCCACTATCTTTACCGCCTATTACACTAGAACACGAAACTCTACCTTCGCAGGGAACTATACTAGGACCAGAGCCGGTTCACTATCATACGAAGGAAACTATACAAGAACAAGTACAAGGACAAGGGTTTCTTCGTACTTAGGTACCTATACTAGAGATAGGTCTAGTGCTTACACTAGAGATAGAGGAACTAGTAGTACTCGTGTTTTATCATTTGCTGGAGAGTACTCTCGCAACTTCGCAGGGAACTACGTTCGAACTTTAAATTATCAACGAACTAACACCGTTGCCTTTACAGGTAACTATACTCGTGACTTTGTTGGTGACTATGTCGGCAACTTCTCTGGGAACTATTTCCGAGTAGGATCTTATACTGGAGATTTTGTTCGAAGTTTCACAGATACCGCCACGACATTTAGTCGAAACTTTACTAGAACTAGAGTTGCAAGTTACACAGGTAACTATACTCGTGACTATGTCGGTAACTATGTCGGTAACTTCTCTGGGAACTACACACGTGTCCAATCTTATGCTAGGAACTTCTCTCGTAGTTTCACCGACACCACAACATACGCCGGAGACTTCACTAGAACCAGATCGTCAAGTTATGTAGGTGATTACACTCGTGTCGGATCTTATGCTGGAGACTTTACTCGTAGTTACACCGATACGACAACATACGCTCGAAACTTTACTAGAACTAGAGTTGCAAGTTACACAGGTAACTATACTCGTGTTGGATCTTATGCTAGAAACTACGCTCGTAGTTACACTGCAAACACTCCATATGCTCGAAACTTTACTAGAACTACATCTGGATCTTTTACTGGAACCTCTTACAATAGATCAATCTCCTATGCAAGAACCTTCGTTGGTAACTACTCACGTGCCTTATCATATACTAGAACAACCAGTCCTTTTAGTTATGTCTCTTCACCAAAACATTATTGGGTAGAATCTCCGGACTCAGAATCGGGCGCTGGTGACTTCGACCCCACATCTGGTGGACTCGTACTTACTGATATCGAGGTATTTAATGGTGGAGCATTAGTCGCTTCAACGGTGTCGACCCAGTTTACTAATGTTAGTTACATACAAAATATAAACGGAACTTACTGGCACAAAGGTACCTTACAGAACACTATCGGGGATAACAAGTACTATTCGATTGCATTAAGTTCTTCTATATTCCCCCCATCAAATACAACAACGAGTTATACTCGAAACTCAACCTATACACGAAATCGGTCAGTGGGATACTCTAGGACAGTAGATTATTCGTTGGTTCGTACTAGTAGTTATATAGGTAACTATGCACGTAACTATGTATCGGGTACAGTTAGGACAGAGAGCTATAGTAGAAACTTCACAAGAACACTCGACTATACTAGATCTCGTGATGCAAGTTATACAGGTAATTACGGCCGTAACTATGTGAACGGAACCGTTAGAACCGAATACTACACTAGAGAATTTACTCGAACTTTAACATATAACCGAACCAGTGCATCAAACTTTGTTGGCAACTATACACGTGATTATGCGGCAGGGACGGTTAGGACAGAGAACTACAGTAGAAACTTCACAAGAACTCCAGTTTATACTCGGACGACATTAACAGACTATGTCGGTAACTACTCTGGTGATGGCGGTACAACTTTCTATATGGGGAATAATGGAGAAGTCAGGGTATCTAGTCATTTGTACACTCGTGTCCGTAACTCATCTTTTACAGGTAACTATGCACGTAACTATGTATCGGGTGCAGTTAGGACAGAGAACTATACTAGAACCTCTACACGTAATTTACCCTATACTCGAACGAGAATAACGGACTATGTTGGTAACTATGCTGGAGCCGGTGCAGCTTTTTATATTATGTCTGACGGAGAACATAGGGTATCTAGTCATTTGTACACTCGTACTCGTAACTCATCGTACATAGGAGACTATACTAGGGTTGGGGAATATAACCGAACTAGATCGTCCGTCTATGCAAGATCATCTACCAGAGTAAGTACGTATACAGCAAGTTACCTAGGCAACTATGCTCGTGACTTTACAGGGAACTATGTTGGTGACTATACTCGTGGATATGCAGGGAACTATGTTGGAAACTATAGTCGAACTCGTACAGCTGGAGTTTCCTATATCGGAGACTTTTCGGGTACACGTAATTTAGATTATGTCGGTAACTACGCTAGAGGTACAACTTCTACGTTTACTCGTACTCGAACTTCTGCTATAACACGAACCAGTGTATACACAGGAACAAGATACTTTGCCGGTGATTTCATTGGTAACTATGTTGGAGACTATACCAGAGACAGAGCAAGTACTTTATCTTACAGTAGACCTCTCACCTTTGCAGGCAACTTCACAGGTGAATATAGTCGCACAAGCACTAATAATGCTCTTATTAGAACGTCATCGTACTCACGGTTTCCGGTATATACTAGAGAACCTACCGCAGACTTCACTAGGACTATTATATCAACTCGAACTTCTACTGGAACACGAACGAGTTCTTACACAAGAACTGATGGTGTTGACTATACAAGAGACTTCACTGCTAATTATGTAGGAGATTACATAGGTAACTACACAAGTGAGTCGACTCGTACACCATCCAATACCTCGGAGACAGGTTGGCAGGGAGAACGGTTTGTTATTGAATTGCGAAGAGGTTCTGATGCAACATCTATAGGTGCGGCTAGAGGAACCCTTGCAGTACTAGACTCAAAAGAATTCACTCTTTATGATGATGATCATGGGTTGTTCGTATCTACATCTCCACAGGTGATTCATCATACATCAACAACACATGATGTCACCTTTGATTTCTATACAGAAGGAACTTCATTAGTACCAGCAAGAATCTACCGAGGAAGTTCTATAATAGTATCGGACTTCAACCTGTCATCTAATCAGAGAACGACGAAGACTGTGAATGAAGTTCCTCCGGCTGGTTCAAGTTATACTTACAGTCTAAGAGTATGGAATGGTAATGCGTGGATAGTGTCGTCATACTATGTAGTGAGTAGGATATCCAATACGGACTATGTACCACCAACTACAACCTACACGCCAACCTACACGACAACCTACACTCCTCCAGTATATTACACAAACACTGGCGGCTCTAATAACAACCTAAATTAATTTAAAAACATATTGATAAAACTGTTATAAATAGTATAATGAAAAATGTAAGGTAACCCTGATGAATTTGAAATTCGTAGTATACGTAAAAATTGAGACTGGTAGAATATCTAGAATATCAATACCACATCACAACATCGATAAGGCAGGCATCTCTGAAGATGCTACTATGCGTATTATCCATATCTTTGAAGATAATATTCCAGAAGGGTGTCATGATACGAGATACTTCATGGACTATCACTGGTACAACAGTGAAACAGAGTCTTTTGATTTTATAGGATTACCACCTAACAGACACTCTGTATGGAGTTCTACAGATGGATGGTCTTGGGACGCAGAGTCATTGTTACAAGACATCGTAGTGGAAAGAAACAGATTTTTGTTTTCTTCTGATTGGACTCAGTCATTGGATGCTCCTTTGACCGAAGCAAAACTTCAAGAATGGAGAGACTATCGACAAGCATTAAGAGACTTGCCGTCAACCATTGGAAATGTAACATCAGTGTCAGAGGTCGTCTGGCCTACTGCACCGAAATAGAGGATAGGAATATACAATGATACTAGCTATCGTAAGACAAACCATGAGGTCTCGCATTGCGAGAGATTTATTGACAAATGTACAGGATTTATCAAGTCAATACTTTATTGGTATTGGTAAGTCTGACATTTTTCAAGATGATGATATAGCAGTTTCTGCTGTTGATGCGTCTCATGAAGAGAGAGAGTTTCGTAACAATTTACAGTCCATTAAAAGAGTAGAATCATCATCAATGGTGATACCTCGTGTCAATTGGTCTAGTGGTTCGTTATACTCTGTGTGGTCAGATAAAGAAACTACACATCCATACTATGTGATGAACGAACAGAAAGAAGTATACATCTGTTTGTCACAGGGTGGTACCGCAGAAACCCCTAACTTGTCTACTGTAGAACCTAACTATGGTAACGTGGGACCTGATGCTTATCTAACACCGTTCACCACAACAGATGGGTACGAGTGGAAGTATATGTTCTCTCTATCACCAGAACGTGTGGTCGACTTCCTATCATCTAACTATATTCCTGTTCTAGTTTCCGATAAAGACCCTGCACAAGCAGGTCCATTCGAAGATCTTCTCATCGAAGTTCAGAACACTGCAATTCCAAGACAACTAGTATCTGTTGAAGTTGTCGATGGTGGTAGTGGATATACCGATGGAACTTTACAAGTGACCGTTGATGGTAATGGTACAAGTGCCGCATGTACTGCAACTGTATTAGGTGGTAAGGTAGTTAAGGTCGCTATGGATAACCGTGGACAAGATTACACCCACGCAAGTGTCACTGTTGATGGTATAGGGTCTGGGTGCGTATTGAGAGCAATCCTTTCCGACCATAATGGTCTGGGTAAAGATCAGACAAATGATTTCAAAACAAGTTCAATAATGTTCACTATTAAACCAAATGGAATTGAAGATAACACCTTCATCGTAGAGAACACTTTCCGTCAAATGGGTCTATTGAAAGACATTGACAACACTGACGGAACACCTTTCTTAGGAACCAAATTAAAAGTTTTACCTTATGTCAGACTTACATCCGCATCTGGATTTACTGCTGGTAATCAGATTACCGGAACTAATTCCGAAGCACTAGCACACATCGATGAATCTGTGAACAACAACGTCTACTTCCATCAAAATGAGTCAACAGGATTCGGTGACTTTGAAGTCGGTGAGACTGTTACCGAGATAGGTGGAGACGCAACAGGAGTTGTTTCATTAGTGTATGCCGACAATGGTGTAGATCGGTTCTCTGGCGAAGTACTATATATTGAGAACAGACACAGAATACGACGTGACGCAGAACAACAAGAAGACATTAAGATAGTAATCACCGTTTAGGATTAATCATGGCAGATTTTACAAATAAGACGTTCAAAGAAACTTACCGAGATTTTTATAATCCTGAAGATAGTTATCATCGTGTATTATTCAACTCAGGTAGAGCACTACAAGCACGTGAGTTAATCGAATCACAGACAATTATCCAAGAGGAGATTGCACGATTCGGTCGCAACATCTTCAAAGAAGGTGCACTAGTCAATCCAGGTGGTGCTACTGTAAACAATAAATTGGAATACATTCGACTAGATGCAACTAGTATTATTGACCCTACCTTGGTAGGTGAGACATTAACTAATGGCACTATTGAATTCAAAGTAATTGAAGCACTCGAATCTACTGCAACTGATCCGGCTACACTTTACGTACAGTACACCGATACATCTGGTATAACTTATACCGAGAAGGCACCTCGTGTTTCTTCGTTGGATACTCTAACTCGTCCAGATACAACTACTCTTACTGTTGCTGATGACAGTGCAGATCCTATCCCAGCATCTGGTCGTGGAACCAAAGCATACTTTGCAGCTGGTGATTTCTTTGTACAGAATCATTTCGTTTATATGGAAGGTGGTAGTTCTTTTATCGACAAGTACAGTTCACTACCAACCACAGATATTGGTTTCCGTATTGAAGAAGCAATAATCACCGAAGGTGATGATGTTGATTTATATGATAACCAAGGTGATGTGCCAGACACTACTGCACCAGGTGCACATAGATACCAGATTAAGTTAGTACCTACTACACGTGACCAAGTAGAAGTTGAAGAGAACTTTGTTTTTGTTGCACGTGTTGTTGACGGTATCATTACTCGTGAAGTCAGTACCTTTGATGCATACAACCGAATCAATGACCTTCTTGCACAACGCACAAAGGAAGAGTCTGGTAACTACGTAGTAGAACAGTTCAAGGCAATCTTTGAAGAGAAAGATGCCACCAACTTGAACCTAGACGTTACTGAAGGTATCGCATACGTAGATGGTTACCGACTAGAGATTGGTACAACGGACATCAATGTACCGAAGGCAAGAGACCTTATTATAAAAACAAACGAACCTGTCCCTGCCGCATATGGTAACTATGTCTATATCGATGAAGCATTGACCGAAGGGTTTGGTCGTCTTGATACATTTGGAAACCAAAGACTAAAAAACTCTGCCGGTAATTTCATCGGTTATTGTAACGTGCGTGGTGTTCAACAAGATTCCGTTGGTACTCGACTATACATCTTCAACATCCGTATGGATCCTATACCGCCGGGTGGTTCTGGTTACTACAGTTTCTCTGACGTAGACAAGATGGTAGATAACATCCCAGGCAGTGGTCAACCAGAAATGAAGTTGGTAGACAGTGTAATTCACGAAGCATCAAATAATAACTTGTTATTTCCTTTACCTAGAACTAGTCCTTCTAAAGACCCTATCACTGCTAACTACACTATCCAACGATATACTAGACAAACAGCAGATGTTAGTGGTGAGATTAGTCTTTCTGGTATTGAAACTAACCAATGGATAATATGTGAAACAGAGGGCCCTATTTTATCAGTAACCCCAAATATGTCGGGTACTTATACGGGACTAACTTCTGGTCAAGAGTATGACATTGCATACTACGTAGAACTCAGTAATGTACAACGACGATCCAAACTGATTGCAACTGGAGTTAAAACTCAAACCATTCCCACCGTAGACTGGCAAGCACGTCCAGTATTCACTGGAGAAGTTGATGGTATTGCTCTACAATCGGTCAAGTTCAGAGATGATGTTAATACCGCTTGGTCAGCCGCAGAAGACATTACTCACCAGTTCACCCTAGATGGTGGTCAACGTGATAACTTCTATGACCAGATAGTTGCATACGTTAAGTCAGGGTATGTTATACCGCACGGTGGTGATTCTGAGATTCAGGTAACCTATACTTATTACGACCATCAAGATGACGGTGTTTTCTTCACCGCAAGTTCTTATGTGGACGACACTTACGAAAGTATCCCAGACTACACCACCGCAACAGGTCAAGTAATCTCTATGCGTGACGTTTTGGACTTCCGTCCTTCTCGTGCATTTACCTACCTAGGTGAGTTTGATGTTAGGGCCGAACTACCACAGAATGCCTCGGCAATCACAATTAACAATATACAGTACTACCTACCACGTATCGACATTCTAGTTGCCAACGCAACAGACAGTCGTGGTGACATCGGGTTCGGTGAACTACAGGTGATTCAAGGTGAGTCCAATGTAATCCCACGTGAACCAGAGATTCCTACAGGTTCAATGGCACTGTACAAGTTCCGATTGAACCCATACACATTTGGTACTGCCGACCTTACTAGCACATTCATTCCAAACAAACGATTCACAATGAAAGATATCGGTAAGTTGGAACAACGTGTAACAGACCTATTCGAACTAACTACTTTGAGTCTGTTAGAGTCCAACACTAACGCATTGACTGTACTAGACGGTTCGGGCAATGCACGTACTAAAGCGGGATTCATTGCGGACAACTTTAGTTCGTTTACCTTCTCAGATATCAACAATAATAACTATCGTGCGTCTATCGACCCACAGGGATTGTTGAAACCATCCTTCCGTGAGAACTCAGTTCGTCTTTCTTATAGTACGGACAATGTCGACGCGGTTGTGAAGCATGGTGACCTAGTAACTCTACCTTACACAGATGTCAATCTAGTATCGCAACTACTTGCTACAGATACAATGAACGTAAACCCATTCGCAGTATTGACTCAAACCGGACATATGGAACTATCCCCATCTTCGGATGAGTGGGTTGAGACTCGAACCCTACCACCTGTTATGCAGACCACAGTACGTCGATTAGAAAACTTCGAAGCCGACCTATGGGTTAATTCAAGTGAAGGTCGAGGGTTTAGTAATATCGGTAATTCAGGACTCTTCACTACAATACCAAGAGACGTGTCGTTCAGAGATACAACTCGAAGCATTCAAGACTTCATCGGTGAACAAGTTGCAGATGTAGAGATTGTTCCGTTCATGCGTTCTCGTAGAATCCACTTCACTGCCAAGGGTCTTCGTCCTAACACTAAGATGTTCGCATTCTTCGGTAATAAAGACGTGAGTTCATGGGTGCGACAAGAGACAACTGCTTCAAGATTCTCGGACGATCCTACAGAGTTTGGTAGTCAGTATGCAAATGAACCAGAATATCCATCTGCTCTGGGTGGAAAGTCTCCACTACAGACAGATGCAAACGGTGAATTGATTGGTAGTTTTTTCTTACCTAACACACCGTCTATCAACTTTAGAACTGGTACCCATGAGTTTAAACTTCTTGATGTAAGTCTCAATGACGAAGACGAAGCAACAGTTACAACTCGTGCGGCATACACATCAACAGGTTCTATCGAGAGTGTACAGAGAACTGTACGCAGTACTCGTATAGTGGGTAGACGTGCTGGTCGTCAAGACCCTCTCGCACAGACATTCTTCGTTGACCAGATAGAGAACCCTAACGGTCTATTCATAACTAAAGCAAGAATCTTCTTGTCGACCAAAGATGATAACATTCCTCTACAGGTTCAGATTCGTCCAGTAGAGAATGGTATACCAACTACACGCATCGTGCCTGGCGCAGTCAAGTTTATTGACCCTGCTGACATTGCGATTGCGACTAATCCCGAAACAATTGAAGATGTACAAGGTTCTCCAACAATAGTTGAATTTGATGAACCAATTTACTTGACAAGTGGTGAAGAATACTGTATAGTATTACTTGCAGAGTCAGTGGGATATAATGCTTATATTGCTGAAACTTATCAAAACGTTTTCGGTTCACGAGAAGATAGAGTTACAAGACAACCTACTTTAGGTTCTCTGTTCCTATCACAAAATGGTTTCACATGGACTCCAGACCAGACTAAAGATCTAATGTTTGAATTAGACCGTGCTGACTTTGATGCATCTGGTGACCTTGTTCTTGATAATGCACCACTACCAAAGGTTACTCTTGGTTCTAATCCTATCGATACTACTCAAGGATCTTCGATTGTTAAGATCTACCAAGAAGGTCACGGATTCAGTTACAACGATACAGTATCTATTTCTGACGTACCCAATGCAATTGGTGGAGTTCCATCAACCGACTTCGTGGGAACATTCCTAGTATCTAACCCAACATGGGATGGATACAACATCACTGTGGCCACTACCGCAACATCTTCCGCTCAAGGTGGTGGTGATGATGTTACTGCGTCTCAACAAGTTTACTACGATGAGTTCGTGCCACAGATACAAACTGTGACACCAAACTCAACAACCATATCTGCTAAGTTGTTTAGTCCTTCTGTTACATCTTATGGTGATATTCGTTCGACCAATCAGTTTGGTTACGGCTTGCCTGCTGATTTAAATAATGCGAAACCCGTATTCTTAAATGACTACAACACCAACACATTACCGAGCGTTGTGGCATCGTCGGATAATGCTGGTGGTTCAGAGACCATGAAGTTCAATCTTCAGATGACGACAAATGATACTAAAGTTTCTCCAGTCATTGACCTACAGAGGGTCTCTGTTCTTGCATTAGAAAATGTCATTGACTATAATGTTTATAACGAGACGACGAATACACCTGACTATAACACATTTAGGTACGCAGCACAACACATAACTGTACCAGTGACCGTCGACGAATCGTCTGTTGGACTGAAAGTTATCTTTACTGCAAACCGTCCATCTCCTTCTGACTTTGAAGTGTACGTGAGAGTTGCAGCAGATGAAGATGCTTTGGCTGCTACTGACGGCACAGATGATAATAACTTCATATCAGAGTGGGTACAAACTACCATAGACAAAGAACTTCCTTCGGATGAGAATCCTTTGACATACCGTGACTATGAGTACACTATTGATACCGATCAGTTTACCGCATTCCAAGTGAAGATTGTGATGCACTCAAGTAACTCGTCTAAGTCTCCGGTAATTAGAGACCTACGTGCAATTGCACTGGTAACATAATGAATACCCATCAAAGAGTAGAAGGTCACAGTAATTTGGTAAGGGATAGACGCACAGGCGCTATCCTAAATACCAACAAGACAGAAATAGAAAGGTCAAGAAAACTTAGAACAGTTCAACAGGAAAAAGAACAACACATCATACGTCTAACCAATGAGGTAGACACATTGAGAGATGATGTTACACAAATAAAAGAATTGCTTTTTCGTTTATTAGAGGATAAGAAATGAGCACAGGTACTATACAAACAGTCAATCTCGCAGATAATATCAATGCGGCATTCGATAAATTAAACGAAAACTTTGCTCTTGTTAAGACTGGGGTCTTTAATAGTGTAGATTCAAATTCGGTTACGAATATCGTCAACAATATTCTTGATTCGGATTATTTTCTTACAGTCATCAACCAAGAATATCTACAACAATTTACCATAGACGTTAACGTAGATTTAACCGATCTTGAAAATGCTGTTGCTGCTAACGCGGCTTCCTTGTTGACATTACATGCAAGTGTAACTGAAACCGATAGTGGTATCACCGTTCTTGCCTCACAGATACAAGCCACTCAAGCAGAACTTGAAGGTCTTGTTCTAGGTGGTATTGATTCGGACTTACTTGCAGATGCTATTGCGAATGCGAACACTACTTTAATCTCACGCATTGATGCGACAGATAGTAGTATTAGCGTTTTTGGGGGAAGAATCGATAGTGTGAGTGCGGATCTACTTCTTTTAGATTCTGCGACCAATGACCGAATCGATTTACAGACTAGTGCCGTAAGTGCATTGACCTCTACTGTGAATGCAAACACTAGTGGGTTGTCCGCTGTGGTTTCCGATGTAACTAAACTAGACGTAGACTTAAAGGCAGTTATTAGTGATGGAATAACTCTCACACCAGAACAAGTTACTGAAGCCATTGGTGGTGCACTGGATGAGTTGACTCTTAGACTTAATGCGGACAGTGATAGGTTGGTATTGGAAGCTGGTAAAATAGTAAACCTAGACACCTTGGTTAGGGCGAATGATTCTGATACAGGTGCCCTAATCACCGCAGAAGGTAACGCAAGATCAGCTCTAACTTCTCGTGTGGAAGTCAATGAAGGAAATATCTCGACTGTACAGGGAGATATTACTATTCTTGAAGGTAAAATAGATACTGTAGACTCAGATGGTAATCCCACCACTTTCGTTGCACTAGCTACAGAATCCCTACAGACAGAAGTCTCACGAGTAGAAGGATTAATAACAACAAATGCATCTTGGGGTATAGACCTAGTTGCTGGAACTGAAGCAAACCCACACATTGCTGGTATCAAGTTCGGTAATGACGGTGCAACCGCAGAGTTTGCATTGACCGCAGACACCTTCAAGATTGTAAATGCTTCTGATAATGAAATCCAACCATTCACGGTTTCTGGTAATGACGTGTTACTTTCTAATGCGACAGTTACAGGACAACTAGATATAGGTACAGGTCAAACTGGTGCTCGAATGGAATTAACAAATGACGCCACTAAGATATTTGATAGTTCTGGACAACTACGTGTACAGCTAGGGAACTTGGCAGGACTATGAGTCACGGACTATACATAAGTGACGGTATCAACGGAGGAGTTATAACTAACTCCGATGTCATATTCAATGAAGAGTATGATTTTGAACTTACTAGTCAATCTATTGGAGGAAATTCTTCTATTAATATCCAAACAGAAGGTGCTGGAAATTCAGCATTGATTGGAATAGACTTAACAACTTCGAGTGAAAATATAGAGATCACTCGAAATTCTTCTAATGACACTTTGACAATCACCAATACGAATAATGGAAATGCGGTATTTTCCGCAAAACTTTTTAGGTTTCAGTAATGTCAGATTATGGTCTTACAGTTTATAATGCTAACAACGGATTAATGTTTGATTCTCGTAGAAAGATGAACAGTTACGTTGTTAGTGAAATAGGAACTGGAACTGGCCCTAGTGTAACGACAAATGGTCCATTTTCTACTAGTGATGCGGATTTCGTTTTTATTAAGATACCTGATGGTCAGATAAATGCCTTCAATGATCAAGTTATTTTTTATAACCAAATATCTAAAAAGTTTAATAAACGTCAGATGACCAATACTTCTTCGGGAGGACAGTGGACTACTACTTTTGGTCCTGCTACTGAAGCTACACTGGATTATTTTACGGTAAAACATTCGAGTAAAGTTTCATCCTCAGATGATTATGGTCTAGTGGTTTTCAATGCAGATAATACCAAACAGTTTGATAGTCGTGCCATACAACTAGGACACCATTTTAAAATAAATACATATCATGAACCAAGAAGTGTGGACGCATGGTCTACTACAAATGGTGGAGTTAGTTTAGGTTCATCTTCAGACTACTGGGAAATATCTAACTGGACGAGTGGTTTAGCCGGCACCTTCGAAGGTGATACTGACATAGTTGGTATTTGGTTTGCTGGTGGACCTTATGCTATTGGTTATTATAGTGTTGGTAATAATACTGGTCCTGAAGGACAGACTTCCGCAACAAGTGATGAAAGATGGGCAACCAGTATCACCGGAATGATACTTTCAGCAGAATTAACATAAAGAGAAGATAAATGATTTATTATATTGCTTTCATTAGAAATAATGAAATAGAAGTTCTGAAATTAGCATCTGGTAATAATGAACCAGAAGGATTACGTGAAGACGGTTCTGAAGTGGTTCATATTGATTTTGCTATAGATAATAGAAATGACTTCATTATGACTCACTATTGGGACGACGAGTGGAAAGAAAGGGAAGTATCTCCCAACAAACATTCCAAGTGGGTGAACAATCAGTGGGAATGGTCATGGGACGATCTCATTCAAGAGATAAGAGAAATTCGTAATCTATTGCTTCAGAGTAGTGACTGGACTCAAATGCCAGACTCTCCGTTATCAGAAGATGATAAGTTGGACTGGCAAATATATCGTGAGGAACTAAGAAGTCTATCTTTTGTCCAAGACAATATATCTAATGTAAAGGATGTTGATTGGCCAAAAGAACCAAAATAATTACTTGCTATTTTCTAGATAATAGTGTATAATAGTGAATGTTGCATACACTATAAACACATTCTAAAAAATGACTCAAAAAATGTGCTTAGACTTTGTTTATGCACATTTTTTTTATTATAAATAAATGATGTTATAAACCTTAAATTTAACTTTAGCTAAAGAGAGACGATATTGTGTCAGCATCTAGTATACCACTAAAAATTAAGAATACTAATGGTGACCTACAGGAACTTACTCCAGCAGAAGAGAACTACCTTGCTGTTAAAGTAGGAGAAGCACTAGCAGAGGCCACTGCTGGTGATATTGGTGACATCAGTTTAACCAACGGTACAAACATCGGTTCATTTGTAGATACCTTCTACAACGAACCAGCGGGTACACACCCGATGTCTGCTATCACAAACACGAGTGTGACTACAACCTTGAGACAGGTTAGTGGTTCCGCAAGTGAGTCTGGTTCTGATTTTGCTCGACCTGTCGGTTATTATGCAGATAACGCAAATCCTGGCTTCTACGAAATGGTAGACGCAGATTTGGATAACCTCACAAACCGTGCATTAAAAAACATTGAGTCTAATGGACTTCAAGGTTCGTTTGTACTACAAGTTACCTCGCCAGGCAGTGAATGGACTAAACATGTCGATAGTGTTTTCTCTAATACATTAGGTGATGGTACAACAATAGATTATCATATTTGGAAGAAGACTGCATCACCTTCTGGTGTTTCAGTAGTTCGTCCAGTTGCAACCGATTATGATGGAAATTCATCATTTAACGGTCTTAAAGAAATGTCAGACGCAGAGATCAAGTACACACTTGGTCAACGTGCTAAATCACTTCGATCAACCGCAGGTGCGATTGGTTCTTACCAACTTCGTTCATCTGCACAAGGTGCTCCAACTTCAGCAGGTACTTGGGTACCTCGTGGTACTGCCGCAAACACTCAACGTACTATTGTTGACGCATCTTATTCTCGTACACGTAACTCTGCTTACACTCGTACTAGGGTTTCTGCATACTCACGTGACCGTGTTTCTACTTACACACGTAACAGTGTAGATACTTTCTCACGTACATTTGTTGGTGAGTACACTGGTGCATACTCACGTGACTTCGTAGGAAACTATTCTCGTGACTATGTAGGTAACTATGCGAGAACTCGCGTTTCATCATATACACGTAATAGACTAACTGCATTTACTGGATACTTTGCCGGTACTTACAACCGTTCACGTGTTTCTACATATGTTCGAAACCGCATCACACCATTTACCGGAACATTCTCACGTACTCGTGCATCTTCGTATACTCGTGGTCGTGTTTCAACTTACTCAGGTACTTACTCACGTACACGCAGTTCGGCTTACACAGCAGACTACACTCGTACACGCGTATCAACATACACTGGAACTTACGCTGGAACTTATTCTCGTAACCGTGTATCTGCATATGCTGGTACTTATTCGCGCAACCGTGTATCTGCTTACGCAGGGACTTATACTCGTACTCGTACTTCAGCATACTCTGCTGATTACACTCGTACTCGTATTACCAATTATACACGTGACCGTGTAACTAACTTTGCAGGCGTTTACTCTCGTGCACGTGTTTCTACTTACACACGCAATCGAGTCACTAACTTCGCTGGTAACTTCGTAGGTAACTATGCTCGTGGATTCGTGGGTGACTACTCACGTGGCTTCGCAGGCAACTACTCTCGTGGTTATGCTGGTGATTATGTTGGTAACTACGCTCGCGTTTCTACTCGTACATCTACTCGTACACGTTATTCAGCATATGCTCGTACGTCAACTCGTACTCGCTACTCTGCATATACACGTGACCGTGTCACTAACTTTGCCGGTAACTTCGTAGGCAACTATGCTCGTGACTTCGTTGGTGATTTCGTAGGTAACTATGCACGTAACTTTGCTGGTGACTATGCCGGTGATTACGTAGGTAACTATGCAACCACATTTACTGGCGACTTTGTTGGTAACTATGCTCGTGGATACGCTGGTGACTTCGCTGGTGACTTCGTAGGTGAATATACGCGTGACCGTGTAACTAACTTTGCTGGTGATTTTGTTGGTAACTATGCAACAACGTTCACAGGTGACTTCGTAGGTAACTATGCTCGTGGATACGCTGGTGACTTCGCCGGTAACTATGTTGGAGATTATGCAAGGACTTCAACTCGTACTCGTAACAGTGCATTTAACTATACTCGCACATCAACACGTACATCAACTCGTACACTAGCATATACTCGTACATTGTACTATGCCGGTGATTTCGTAGGTGATTACTCACGTAACCGTGCGTTCTCATATGTTGGAGATTACTCTCGCAACCGTGCATTCTCATATGTCGGTAACTATGGACGTACACGTACTGGTAACTATACTGGTAACTATGGTCGTACTCGTGTAACTAACTATGCTGGTGATTTTGTTGGAAACTATGGACGTACTCGTGCCGCATCTTATGTTGGTAACTATGCTCGTACATCTACTCGTACACGTAATGCAACATACACTGGTAACTATGGTCGTACTCGTGCGGCATCTTATGTGGGTAACTATGGACGTACTCGTGCAACCAATTATACCGGCGACTTCGTAGGAAACTATTCACGTAGTTACACTGGTAATTACTCACGTGCATACGGTGGTGATTATTCTAGGTTATCATACTATACCGGAAACTTCGTGGGTGACTTTACTAGAAATCTTACATCAACTCGAACTTCTACTAGAACAAGTGTTGGTGGTGGCGCATCATACACCTCAGCATCAATGTTCGTTAACTGGCCCCATACATATTGGAGAGTGGGACCACCAGCTGGTGGTGAACCATCTGAGGCAAAACTTTTCTGGAATGGGGTTGTTGTGAAAATATGGTTTAATCCCAATATTACGACTTTGACTGGTATTGATGGTAATACTTACTATAGGGGTGCTTATAATAACACATCTGGAAACTGGGTTTACTACAAGATATCTCGTACAAGAACCACTGCATCATCTAACTATACTGGCAACTTTGCTGGTAACTTTGTTACTGCCATGGCGTATACGACAACTCGTGCAACCAACTATACTTGGACAAGCTACTACTCAGGTGCATACGCACGTAACTTTACACGTAACCGTTCATCTGCATATGCAAGAACTCGTGCAACCAACTACACTGGTGATTTCGTAGGTGATTACTCTCGTACACGTAATGCATCTTATGTTGGAGATTACTCACGTAACCGTGCTGCATCTTATGCCGGTGATTTCGTAGGAAACTACTCTCGTACACGTGGAGCATCATATGTTGGAGATTACTCACGTAACCGTGTGACTAACTTCGCAGGTGATTTCGTAGGCGATTACTCACGTAACCGTGCGTTCTCATATGCTGGAGATTACTCTCGTACACGTACTGGTGCTTACACTGGTAACTATGGTCGTACACGTACTGGTCACTATACTGGTAACTACGCAAGAACTAGTACTCGTACTCGTACTGAGACTGGTTACTACACTCGTACTGGTTACTATGCTGGTGATTACGTAGGTGACTATGGTCGGACTCTAGCATACGCTGGTGACTATGTAGGTAACTACGCAAGAACTAGTACTCGTACTTCAACACGTACTCGTTACTCTGCTTACGCACGTACTCGTATCACTAACTATGTTGGTGACTTTACTCGTAACCGTGTAACTAACTTTGCTGGTAACTTCGTAGGTAACTACGCAAGAACTTCTACTCGAACTTCTACTCGCGTTCGTTACTCTGCATATGCTCGTACTCGTATCACTAACTATGTTGGTGACTTTACTCGTACTTCAACACGTACTTCGACTCGTAACCGTGGTTCTTCTTACGCACGTACACGTGTGACTAACTACATTGGTGACTTCACAAGAGATAGAGTAACTGACTTTGCTGGAAACTTCGTGGGTAACTACTCACGTGGATATGCCGGAGACTTTGTTGGTAACTATACTCGTGGATACGCTGGTGACTTTGCTGGTGACTTTACTGGTGAGTATACTCGTACATCAGCTCGTACTCGTTACTCTGCATATGTAAGAAGTCGTGTTTCTGTTTACACACGTAACCGTTCATCCGCATACACTCGTGATCGTGTAACTAACTTTGCTGGTGACTTTACTGGTAACTACTCACGCACATTCTCCGGACAATACTCTCGTAACTATGCGGGTAACTTTGTTGGGGATTATGTTGGTGACTTTACTGGTAACTATGTTGGTAATTACACTCGACAGTTTGGTGGAAACTACGTAGGAAACTATGCACGTACTTTCACTGGTGAATATGCTGGAACTTACTCACGTGGATTCGTTGGTGAGTACGCTGGCGCTTACTCCGGAACTTACTCAAGAGACTTTGGTGGAAACTACGTAGGAAACTACGCTCGTGAATTCGTTGGTGAGTACACTGGTACTTACTCTAACACATTCACAGGTAACTACTCACGTGATTTCTCCGGTCAGTACACTCGTGACTTTGCTGGTGACTTCGTAGGTGACTATGCAAGAACGTTTGCTGGTGAATACACTGGTACATATGCTCGTGACTTCGTCGGTGACTTCGTAGGTAACTACTCTCGTGACTTCGTAGGCAACTACTCTCGTGTAAGGGTTTCTGCTTACTCAAGAATCCGTAGTTCTGCATACTCTGGTACTTACTCACGTGATCGTGTATCTACATACGTAGGTGACTTCACTGGTAACTACACACGTGAATTTACAGGTGATTACTCACGCAACTTCGGTGGCAACTACTCACGATCCTTCCTAGGTAACTATGTTGGTGCAACGATTAGTGACACTCTAGTACATACACCAGAAACTTATACTTTATACTGTAGGGTTGCATAATCCCCCTAAGTATGGTATAATATGAGAACAAGGCGGGTCATTCATTTGACCCGCTTTATCTCAACACTATATACATTATAATTTGAATTGAACTCTCTGGAGATATTAATGAGTCGTAAGCAATGGATGGATAATGCATTCTGGGAAACAGAAGAAAAGAAAGAACTAAACTGTATCCTAGAACTTGAAGATGATGTTGGTAGAGTAACACGCCAACAAATGTTTTTACACCGTCACGATAAGGGTGGTAGTGAGAACGAACTGTTTAACGAAGTTGTTGATGCCCTAGGTGAAGATGCGATTGACAAGGAAACTGTTGACCGTGTTGAACGAAAGGCTGCAGAAGCAGAAGAAGAGAAGGTACGTGATGAGGAACATAACAAAGCACGTAAACTAGAAAAACTCTTCAATTATAAGATGGAAGCGTTCGAAGTCGAAGAGATTAAGAACTCTAAGAACCGTAAGTTAAAGGCAAAATTGCGTCGTGCAAAGTCTAAGATTGAAGTCGATATGTACTCAATTATGATTTTACAAGACCAACTAGAGGCCGAGACTAATGGAAAAGACTAAAGGATTTATAATTGTTGCGTCTAAGAAACGCAACTTTTATTTGTACGCAATCAATCTTGCGGAGTCTATTCGGGACTATTATGAACCTGAAGAAGAATGTAAGATTTGTTTGGTAACAGAAGAAAGATTTCTTGATGATCGTGGTCGTGATGTTGCGGACGATATTTTGTTTTGTGACGACCATTATCGTGCCAAGTTATGGGGGATGGCAAAATCTCCATATGACTTGACGATGTATATTGATGCTGACATGGAATGTGAGCACGAAGATATTATCAAGGTTTGGGATGAGATGAAAGACCATGACGTGGTTTTCTCTGCATTGACAGATGATCGTGATTATATTTACGCAGAAAGAGACTTTGATACTCCAGAAGGTAGTGCGAAGTTCACACTATGCGGTGGTGTTTGTTTATATGATATGTCTAAACCAATTGTTCGTGAATTCATGGATGACTGGTGGGACCTAACATTCAGACAGATGAATGATTCTTGGTGGCCAGAAGGGTATGTAGATAGTCTCAAGTCTTGGGATCAATTTTCTCTCTGGTGGTTAGTCGAGAAAGAAGAAAAATATAAGGACCTCAAAGTTGGTATCTTTGATGACGACTTGAGGTGGAATTATTACAATGCCCTGAACTGGGCAATCACACAACCTGAAACGGGTCCAGTGATTTTGCGTCACTTCTCGGCAGGGTTAAACAAGGATACTCCAATCGTATGACACAGGTAAACGACTCATATCTAAGGCACGTACAGGTAAACAATCCTGAGTTGCTAGAGATTCTAAACGAATACGCTAAGTTGCATACCATGAAAGGTTTCGAAGAAAACTGTCACCTCACTGCTGCACAACACATTCGACAGCGTCCATACTTTGTTGGACCTAAACATATGGATGAGATTGTTGCTCAAGGTCAAGGTCATGAAGGTTTCCCAGACGAACTAGTTGGTTACAACTTTAAACTTTCCGATAAATCACACATGATGTTTGATAAGGACGCACATCCAGTATTCAAACGTGACATGACTCATCACTTACGTGACTTAAATGACAAGATGATGAACTTTTTGTCGGTTAAACACAATGCACTTGCAGCAGTATATCCACCAGGTGGATTCATCTCATGGCACAATAATGCAAATGCTCCAGGTTACAACCTAATCTTCTCTTACTCAGAAGACGGTTCAGGTTACTTTGAGTACATTCACCCAGAGACTAAAGAAGTAATTCGTTGTCAAGACAAGCCAGGTGAATGGACTTGTAAGGCTGCATACTTCGGTCACTACGGTGAGTCAGACAAAGTAATGTATCACACCGCATCTACAGATGACTGGCGTTGCACAGTTTCTTATGTTTTTGATCACTCAGAAGCATCCGAAGGTTTCCGTGCAATGGTTCTTGCAGATATCGAATCTGCTGAGTAAATATATCTCAATCTTCAAACCTTAAACTGTTATAAATAGAGTTAGACGTTTTATAAACAGTTTAAGGTTTTTAGGAATATGGCAACTTACGAAGATTTCACAATTGATCAGGGTTCAGACTTTGCTTTGCAAATAGAGTTAGTAGACCCTGACGAATCAACAAAAGACCTAACTGGGTTCTCTGTATCTGCCAAGATGAAGAAAACCTTCAATAGTTCTGATGACAGTACTGTTGACTTTACTGCTATTATTCCAGACCCTTCAACAGATGGTATTGTTACCATTTCCTTAACCAATCTCCAAACCGACATGCTAACTACTCGTGGTAGATATGTCTATGATGTCGAGATAAGTTATGTCGATGGAGAAGGCAACACTATTATAGAAAGAGTGCTTGAAGGCAAAATAAAAGTCAATCCTTCGGTGACAAGGTAATAATCCCATGCCTATAAGGAAGGTATCAACGAGTACTGAAAGTGAAACTCTAGTCAAAAGAATTAGTGGGGTAGGCAGTGGCACGACTAAAGTAAGAAGAGTTACTATGGGTCGTCCTGTAAGTCGTGTCGTTCAAAATAGAAGTGATAACATCAAAACCTTTGATGGTCTTGGGGATATTCCAGCAATTAATGAGTTGAAGTTGGGTGAGATCGGCATCAATACTCAAGATGGTAAGGTTTATATCAAAAGAGAGTATGACGGTGGAATCCAGACAATTGTCGAAATTGGCACTGGAACCGATAATCTTTCTGCAACCACCACATTCAACTCTTACATTTATACTTCTGATGGCACATTAGAAGTGATCACTGGAGAAGATGATTCTGGTGATGTACTTACGTACGATCCGAATCCTAATAATGCATCAAGGATTCAAGTTTATCTCAACGGTGTCTTGCTCCATCAAGGAATAGACTATGTTGCCGATACTGGAGATAGTATCTCCTTAACTCACGTTGTAGATGACGAACAAGTAGTTCAAGTCGCAGCCTACAACTCTACAGGAGTTTCTCTTGGTAATGACCTTATCTTAGATGACCATTTTGCATTTACGGTGGGTACAAACGAAGAAACTCGATTCTACCATAACGGTGTTGATACTATTATCAAACACTTAGGTTTTAGTGGTAGTAAATTCAAAATACAACACCTCAATGATGATAGATTTATAATTGACGGTTCTAGTGTCCAACTTCTTGGAGACTACACATTAAATGGTGAAAATATCACCACGCAAGCAGAAATAGATCAACTCAATACGAGACTAAATTCATTAGATAGTGATATTCAAGAAATAAAGTCTACTTTGCAACAATTAGTATAAAATTAACTGTCTAGTTAAACTCATTTTAATTATAAATAAATGAGTATATTAACCATCCTATAGTATATCATAAATATGATCAATAACAAGTCTTTCAATCGGGTACTTGCTGAGAGTTTATTCAACTTGGCAAAATCAAAACAAGATCAGGTAAATACTACACCTGGTCAAGAAACTGTATTGTTTGATCTAATTGAAGGTACCTCTTCATCAACCAATGATCGTACAGTGATCCCAGAAGCACAATCGATCACTGCTCTGGGTGACACTGCACTATT